GTACGCTGTCAAAGTATTTTTGACAGTAAACTGTTTGATCGAAGACTACAAGAGCCAGCGGAGTTTTTGACCAAATATGTGACTGAAAATAATGTATTGCCCACTCCTGATATTATTAATGCAGCCACTGGATCAAACTTAAAGGCAGCAACAGATTTACGTGAAGAACATTTTGAATGGTTATTAAATGATTTTGAAACGTTCACTCGACACAAAGGTCTTGAACGAGCAATTTTAGAAAGTGCAGATTTACTGGAGAAAGGTGAGTATGGTCCAGTAGAAGAAAAAATCAAACAGGCAGTACAAGTAGGCCTACAACGTGACATGGGTACTGACTACTTTGCTGACCCTCGTGCTAGATTGATGCGTATTAAGGATAAAAATGGACAAATCTCTACAGGATGGAAAGCCATCGACGACAAACTTTATGGCGGTTTTAACAGAGGCGAGCTCAATATTTGGGCTGGTGGATCTGGTGCTGGTAAGTCTTTGTTTCTTGCTAATCTTGGTGTTAATTATGCTCTTGCTGGACACAATGTATTATATCTAACGCTTGAGTTGAGTGAAGAACTAGTTAGTTTGCGTGTAGATGCAATGGTAACTGGAATTCCTACAAGAGAGATTTTTAAACAGATCGACGATGTGGAGATGAAAGTCAAAATGATTGGAAAGAAGAGCGGACAATTCCAAGTCAAGTATATGCCTAGTGGTAAGACAGCTAATGATATTCGTGCTTACATGAAAGAGTATGAAATCAAAATGGGACGCAAGATTGATGTATTGTTAGTAGACTATATGGACTTGTTATTACCATTGAGCAAACGTATTAGTGCAGAAAATTTGTTTGTTAAGGACAAATATGTATCGGAAGAATTGCGTAATCTAGCTGTAGAAAAAAATTGTGTGTTTGTAACGGCCGCCCAATTGAATCGTGGTGCTGTTGAAGAAGTTGAATTCGACCACAGTCATATCTCAGGTGGCTTGTCTAAGATTCAAACAGCTGATAACGTGTTTGGTATCTTTACGTCACGTGCTATGCGTGAACGTGGACGTTATCAAATTCAGCTAATGAAGACACGTAGTAGTTCCGGTGTCGGCATGAAAATTGATTTGGAATTTAATGTAGATACCTTGCGTATCAGTGACCTAAGCGAAGAAGACAGTTATGGTAGCCACAATAGTCCAAGTGCAGGTAGTGCACTATTGAACAATATTAAAAACAGACAGACAGTTCAAGAAACTCCTGACACTGGTGCAGGTATGGCCAAGGTACGTGCAGAAGTTCCTAGCAGCAAGTTGAGAGAACTGTTGAACAACTTGCCAGGTGATGATATCTAGGCATTTTTACACTAATCGATAAATACCCATATAATACACAAGGTAGCGAGCATGGAACTTCACAGAATACGAGATATTACTGATCCCTTAGTCAGATTAATCAAAGACGATCCTGTTCGTCCACACATTCCTCTTGAACAACGTATAAACGAAGCCGCAGAAATTTTAATTCTCAAAGCGGGAGATGAAATACTGGCGGCCACATGCATGCAATGGCTCAAAGGTGTTCCGGAGACTGAAGAAGATTTAATCAGTATGGACAAGGATAAAGAAGTTGCTGTGTTTTATACTATATGGAGTTATGCACCAGGAGCGGGTGCAACATTGTTACAACGTGCCGCAGAATGGCTAAAGAAAGATTACGAAAATCTTAAAGGTATTGTAACACTAAGTCCACAGACGCCTATGGCTAGACGTTTTCATTTAAAGAACGGTGCTAGAATTCGCAAAGAAAATGCTAACACCGTTAACTACGAATACTATTTTTTAGATCAGTCTAAAGAGTAGGTTCTAGTTTTGGTGGCGCAATTGCGTCCAATTGTGCTTGATGAAATTTAAGTTTTTCCACAGCTGCCTTAGCTTCAATTGCTAACTCATCAGCGGCCTTACGTGCTTCAGCGGCAGCAGCTTCGGCATGTGTTTGAGTTTGTTGTGCCAATTCAACAGCTTTTTCGTGTGCAGCAACTAAAGCAGCATGTGCAGCTTCAACTTCATTACCAGCAATAACGCTGGCTTTTTTAGTAGCGGCAAATACTTTGGCCACGTCCTGATCGATAATAGTGTGTAATTTATCTAGTATTCCCATGACTGTTCCTTAAACAAGTAAGTTGTGATTTTGTACTACTTGAGCAATGCTTTGTGCTACTGTAGCATCAGTTCCTGCACTAGTCAATCCTTGTGTTAATTGTTCGATTAAATTGCCAGTATGCCCGTTGGTTTTCATTTGCGGTAGCAAATTGATTAGTGATTGCGATCTAACAATATCTTCTGCAGTAATATTTTCAATTGTTGATATATCTTCAATAAATGTAGTAGTCATAGGGTTATCCTTGTTTGAATATTTATACTAATAAATACAGCATGCGAATAAAAGAAATTACCGAAAATTACATATCAAACAGCCACATGGGCATGGGTAGCGAACGTGTTCAAGATCAACGTATCATGGAAAAGCCCCGGACTAAACGTAGGGAGAAAAAGCTCAAAGACAATACTGCGTTTGGTATGGGCGATCGTGCTGCTGGTGGTAATTGGGCCAATACCGGAGCTAGATTCAAACAGATGTAGTCTTTAAGAACTTCTCTGCGAGTTTCTAACTCTACGACTTTCCTTAGTCACTGATAATATACAGTTTACCTTAGTTGAATAATTTAAGATACGATCGCACTGGTTGGCACTAAGAGTAGCCATGGCAAGACATTTATAGTGCGCATCACCTTTAAGGCTAGCACAATCGTTGATAGACTCAGCCGAACTGTGCAAGCTAATAACAGCTAGTATTACTAAAATGTAACGCATCAAGTATTTACTCTTACTAGTTTGTAACTGAAATCAGTAGTAACGCGGAGTAAATAATAGTATACTATAATTATTATGATAAACACCATTATACTTGCTACTTGCCAATTAATCTCTTTCGCTCCTGATCAAGGCCTACATGTGTGCAAGTACACATGCGACCAAGGTCCTAAAACCGTAATCAACGTGGTCAGCAACAACAGCAACTTTATTTGCCAACGGCAAATCACAGTGAACCGTTGGTTGCATAATCGTTAAAAATCAGTCTATTTCAAGCGTAATCATTCTGTAATCTATAAATACTTTTACACAGAACTTATGCTGTGGTAGGAGGTAGATATGTACGCGATAGAGTATTTAGATCACAAGCCTCAAGCGAAACTCATGCACAGTGAGAATCCGCCAAACTAGACTGCTAGTTTTATTACTGTTGAACATCTATACGGGTCGTGCCCGTTGACAATTGGCCCTAATCATTTAGGGCTATTTTTTTATAAATACTCTAAAGAGGAATCAACCATGCCACAATACGCAGGAAATTTAATCAACAATTCACAAGTTGCCAATGGCCTATTTGCCGACAACGAATACCGCACAACACCAACTACAAGATTTGGCACACGCCAAGTACAACGCATCAGCATTTATACCAGTATCGATATTAAAACTGGTTACATGGACTCCAACAGCTTGTACAGTCAACTGGTTCGTGCACTACAACAAAACGTAGAGCTTTATGCTATCCACATGCCCGATCAGACTTTCTTTGGCAACTTTGCTGGCTTTGGTGCTTATGCTTTCCAAGCAGATATAGCCTTAGACACAGCCAGTGACGTATGGAATGGCACTAACAGTTTGATTGACGATAACGATCCAGCCAACTGGACCATGGGAGCCTATGTGGGCAGTGTGCCCTACAACTTTAATTTTAACAGTTTAACATTGACTGCAGCTGTACAACGAGCACTGGCAGATGCAGGTACACCAGATACCGGAGCCAAAGTTCTAATCACTTGGACCACAGGCGACACAACTTGGGCCACTGACAATTTCATTATCAATCACGGTGATGGTTCAGGACTTGAGCCTTTGAGTGTGGACAGCAAGATCAAGCCCACAGACTCAACTGAGAGTATTATCAGCAGATTGATTGCTTGGGCCAAGAGCAAACCTTAATAGGAATATAACATGCCACACACCCGTAAACTACACTACAAAGACATCAATGCTGCAGCTGACTCCTATGTTGGCAACTATGGAGATCTTTGGTTTGATCCCATGGCCAATGTGATTCGTGTTTACAACGGACAAGCTGGCGGACATGAAATCGGCAGTACTGCATTGCCCGTAGTGGCCGTTACAGCTGCTGGCGGCTATGCCAGCGACAGCAATACGCAAGTGCCAGTACATATCAGTGTGGCCAGCACAGCAAGTGTTACAGCCACTGGCGTGTTGTTTGTTGCAACTGATGGTTGGATTCCAGCAGGTACAGTACAAGCGGGCACAGCCAGTTCAGGTACACAGACTATTGTGTATGATACTGGAAATCAAAGCGGTGGCGCTCACACATTCACAGTGGTTGCATTTGCTACCAACAGTGCTGGTACAGCTTACAGTGCTCCGTTATATGGCGGACAGGTAAACGAATGCTTCCCAGCTGGTACTGTAATTACTCTAGCCGATGGCACTACAAAACCAGTGGAACAGGTCACACATGACGATTTATTGCTAGTTTGGGACTTTGACAAGGGCACATACGCAGCCGCACATCCGCTATGGGTAAGACAGCAAGCGGTAGCTGACCAGTACAACTTATTGACATTCAGCGATGGTTCAACACTGCGCACAGTGGGCAATCACCACATATTCAACAAACAAGCAGAAGCATTTACTCATACTATGACTGAGCGCACACCCGTTGGCACAGTCACAGTGAACGACAAGGGCGAAGAAATTACCTTAGTCAGCCAAGAAATCGTCCGTGAAACAGTTGACTACTACAACATTTGGACAGACTATCACATGAGTTGCTATGCTGACCATGTATTAACTGGCAACAGATTCTTGAACATTGATCCTATTGTAGGCATGAAGTTTGTGAAGAATACTCAAGTGGAGCGTTATACAGCCAATGACTTTGAGAATATTGATAGTAAATGGGTTGAAGGATTGCGTCTAGCTGAACAGCCCAAGACACACAGCTTACAGTATATACATTGGTATATCACAGAAAGACTAGAGAAAACCAATGAGCACAGTCAAGTTACACTATAAGAACATTGCTGCCACAGCCAGTACATACATTGGCGAGCCTGGCAGCATATTCTTTGACCCTGCTACCAGTCAGCTGCGTGTGGGCGATGGAGCGACTCCTGGCGGTAATGCTGTTACCTTAGACATTGGTCTAGCCACGCATGATGATTCTGTTGAGATTCTGGCTAACTTGTTTTCAATAGAGGGTTCGGGATTTGTTAGCAATTCAGACAGTTTGAAACAGATCAGCACAAGAGTGTCAAATGTAGCGACCAACCTAGCCATAGCAAACAGCAGCATCAACAGCATGGCCAGCGGTACTAGTTTGAGTGCTGTACAAAGCGCAATCACAACAGCCGTTAACAATGCAACCACTGTGTTGGCCACTTCAACTAATCTAGCTGTAGCACAGTCGGGCATTACAGCCACAAACAGCACCTTGGCCAGTAATCTAAGTGTGCCAACCAGTAGTCTGGCTCAAGCCAGCAACCTAGCTACATTACAAAACACAGCCAACAATATCAATGCCAATACTAACATGATAACAGGTGTGGGCTTTGTGCCAGGTACTGATGACTTACACCAGATCAGTCAAGCCATAGCACAACTACAAACTGGTATCAACGCTATTAAAACCCATTTAGGTATATAAGCCCAA